CATCTTAGGTTTGTTTCTGTCTTCTAAAATTAAATCTACTAACTTAACCATATTTTATAAATATTACTTTGACGGGGTTACACTCAAAGGTAACGTTTCTGTTACCGGTTTTAATTCCGGATGCATGTATTTAAAGATCTCATATAAGTGGCTAAATAAAGTCTTATTGTCTTCTAAAGTTCCATCCATCTCTTTTATTTCCCAACCTTTACCCTGCATCTTACCATCTTTAGGTCCTCGCTTGGATGATTTTAACCATAAGATTCCTGCACGTTCGATTGGAGTATCGTAAATCTCATTCCAGGACTGAGCATAACATGCCAGCTGTAAGTCGTAAGTTTTATATAAAGCGTTAGATGTCTTAAAGTCAAGTAGCCAGATCTCTCCGTCTATCTCACAGATAAGATCGGCCGTACCTGCAACCTTAAGTTCATCTGAGAATAAATGAGTTTCTGTCTTAATTAAAGTAGGTTGATAAGTTTCCCAGAAGTCAACAAATTTTAAAATCATCTTCCAGACTTCCTGAGAGTATTTAGCATTACCCCAGTCATCAAGCCATTTAACTTCCTTGCCGTTGATATAATCCTCGATTGCATTATGAACTTGAGTTCCTTCCTTACCTGCTCTTCTGATGATGTAGTCGGCATTGGTTCCAACTTCCTTCATCCAACGTTCAAAAAACTTATCTTTTGGGAAATAAGATAGGACGTGAGTAACAGAAGGGTAAAATAAATCCGGCTTTCTTTGATAGTATCTAGAATCTAGAACTGTAATTTGACGAGCCGATCCATGCTTCCACTAATCTTTTAATGTTTCTTGCTTTGCTGATGTTTGTTTTTTCTTGTATCATAATTTAAGTTTGTACTCCAAAAGACTTCTTAAGGTAAGTGGAGTAGAATGGTGTAGTAGTTTGGTAAAGTTCTCAAAGCCTAACTCTGAAGGATCTTTCTCATCCATATTAACCAGGAATACTTCTTTTCCGTGGTCTAACAGTGTCTCACAGTAGGAGAGAGCCTGTTTAAGAGCATCACTATCAAGTGCTATGAAGATCTGTTTTACTTTAGAAGACACTATCTTTTTCAATAATTTCTTAGGTAGAGTCTTTCCCAGTAAAGGAACGGCATTACGTTTGATTGCCATTGCATCAAAAGGACCTTCACATAGTATAATCGGACTCTCCCAGTTAATTAATAATTCAAAAGGAACTATATCTTTTGAGAAAGAAGGGTTTTTATATTTGACTACCCCCGGTCCGAAGTTTCTTCCTACAAAATAATTTAAGGTACCTGATTCATCATAGGATGGAGTAATGACCATATTATTATAGCGGCCTTTATCGCAGTATCCTAAATTATAACGGGCAATATCTAATTTAGTTATGCCTCTTTCTTTAAGGTACCTAAGGGCCTGACGGACGGTTATGTCTTTGGTATCAGCCTGGTATAAAGGTTTATATTCTTTAGGTAGGGATAAAGTCTCTTCCTGCTTTCCTTTTTGATCATGAAAGGCAATCTTAACGTAAGAACCTAATTCATCAATACGGTGCTGGGGAGCATCTATGGCACGGAATAACGTTATCAGTTTTTTACCTTTCCGGTTACATACCCAGCAATGCCAGTTATTTAAACCTTCTTCATTCTCTAAAGTTAATTTCGAGTTTAGGTTTTCTATGATTGCAGAAAGGACAATGGTAGGAGTAGTTAGCACCCGAGGTTGCTTTACCATTCCCTAAAACGTTATTTACTAGATTTACTAGTAGGTGATTTACCATACGGTATAAAGATACGAAATTAATCTTCCGAAAGCAAGTCTCTCCGGTAGAATTTACCTAAGATATTATCATTATAGGAATTAGTTAATAGAACCTCTTCCTTGCATTGGTAGTGTAATTCGTAATATGTTAATTCTTTTTTAGATTTGCAAAGTTTTAGGATCTTTCTTTCGAAGTTATCTTGACCTAGCTCCTTAACGTCTTCTAGAAGTTCTTTATTAGAACCCCAATAAGTTAACCAATTTGATTCTTTGGTTACTCTTTTATGAGTCGGCTTACGACCTGGGCCGGTCTGTTCTGCTAGTTCAGTCTTGGTAAGTTTCTTCTTAAGATTATTCCAGAAGACTTTTTTACCTACATAGATTCTTCCGGTGACTTTATTTTTAATCACGTATACGAATCCAAACCAGTCCTCAGGGTGGACCGGATCAATATAAATCCAATTCTGGGTCATTTATTTATTTTTACAGTGTCTGGGGTTGTCTTTTGACAGATACGGCTTTTTACAGGCTGTACCTTTAACATGCTTACGACCGCATCTATGACAGCAGGTTGCTTTTTTGGCTTTCTCTGCTAGGATTTCATCCAAAATTTCTTCTAGTTTTCTCATCGGTCTATATTAATAATTATGTTAGTATCTGTGGTTGAGTTTAAAGGAAGCGGTTTTCCTAATTTAGCAACTGCGATTAAGTCCTGGGCTTCGTTATAAAGTCCTACCGTGGTTACGTAAGGATCAAAATAAGAACCGGTTGCAAAATCATAAACTGTTCCGTCTGTGGAACCGGAAATAACCGTTGGATTTAGAGTGAAGCTAAATTCGTTAGAATCTACAGTGCATTTATACTGGGTTTCAAATAGTGTATAGGAGCTTGAAAAAGAACAGACAGCATTTGAAGAAGTTACTATATTCTCAATCAGACCACTTGCTCCGGTATCTCCATAAGAAGCAGTTCCGTAAACTCCACTGCCGTATATAGCTCCTGCTCCTATACCTGCTTGATCTAAAGTTAGGATTGCAAGTCCGTGTTGATAAATTATATTACCTATGTAGTTGCTGTTAGCGTAGAGCCCTCCATTACCATCGTCTGTTATACTTCCGGATTCAGCACTTATGCTAAAAGTTCCAGGTTGTATTCTTTCCCCGTATAGTTTAGTCGGTACAGAAATAACACCTATAATAGCATTTGATTCGGTTGGAAAATAATGCTCGGTTCTTAAAGTGGTTTGAAGATAGTTTTCAAATCTACCGGCTGATGATGCTGGTCCTATTCTTACATCTCCGGTTTCATCTAAACCAGGTACTACGAACGGTAGTGTAGGTTCATCACCGAAAGAAGAACTCTGGTAGTTTGTATAGTAAAGCTGCTTGGTTGAATTATAAACTAACTCTTGATCTAACTTTTGAATCTCACCTGTTTGTGGATTGGATCCAGATTGGAAGTAAGTAGTCTGTAGATTCTTTCCTAAATACCTATCTACACCAACATCAGATCCGGTAAAGGCAGCTGCTCCAGTAAAAGAGAAGCTCTTATTTACCTCAAACGGAGTGACTATTAAGTCGGAAGATAGAAGTTTCTTGAAAGCACCCATTCATTTTAGAAGTCTAATTTAACTCGAATCAATGCTTCTTTTGTGAAGTCTTTAGTTAACGGCTTGGATAGTTTAGCTACAGCTACTAGTTCATTATTATCATTATACATTCCTACGGTTGTAATATAGGATTGTGGTGAATTAATAAACTGAGTGTAAAGTACGTCTCCGGTTGAACCTGAAATGAATGAAGGGTTTTCTGAGTAGTTAAATTCGGCGTTTCTAGTCCTAATATAAACAAAATCAGAGGTTACTGTCTCTTCACTATTAAGCTGGAATGCATTTCCGGAGTCAATAGCATTAAACATACTCTGTATATTTAAACCATCTGAATCATTTGATCTGTTAGGCTCTAAATTGATAGATGCAGAAAGTGCTAAGGGGTTAAACAACATTACTCCAACGTCTGGTAAGAATAATCCGTAAGATCCAGAAGCTTCCGAGTATCCGTTTGCATTTACTCCGGTATAAGGAGTTCCGTTTGAACCAGATACAATTTGATAAACCCTACCGCAATCTAAGAAAGTATCTGTTGATACTGTTCCTGAATTATCTGTTAGTTTAATAGTGTCAGATCCGTTAGTCAATGTTATGTTGAAGGTTCCTTTTAGAAGATGTTCTTTATATCTTGCTCTTTCAACTGATACTGCCCAGAAGTCGGAAGCGGTTACTCCTCCGAATATAAAAGATGCATTCTCATCTCCATAAACTAAGTTACGGTATTGTCCGTAAACTGTTCTTGTAGGAGACTTTCCTGCTACTAAATCGTTAAATAAAGCACTTCCAGATCCCTGCTCATTTCCATAAGCGATAGCAAATTGAACAGCTGCTCCTGCTAGGTCGGATCCAGTCTGGTATACGTTCTTATAATAAGAATCGTTAGTAGAAGTTGTTGATGAGGTAAAGAACGTACTTAAGGTCGGTGAATTAGTTGACCAAGCAGTTGCAGTAACTGAATCTGCACTCACTAAAAAATCTTCTGGGTCTAAGGTTTTAAATGACATGTCTTAATTAGGTTGTTTTAGTTACTGTTACTGGTATCTGAATTCTAGCTCCGGAATCTCTACCTACTACTTGTAAGGTTGCTGTCAAGTTTGTGTTACCTCCAAATAAAGTATTAACAGTAGTAGCTGTAAGATTTAATGTGGTTCCAATAATTGTCTTAGAAACGTTAGTTCCTATAGTAGTAGTTTGATTAGCTGCTTGAGCTTCAGGAGTCGTTATACCGATACCGTTAAAGGTATTAAATAATCTTACATCTGAGATTGTAAAGGTGTACCCTGATGATTCGTTAACGCTTGTTTGAGATAGGTAGTTTAGTGTTTGTGGTGTAATTGCCAGACTTGCACCTTGCTTGATTCTGATTGCAGAATACCCAATATCAAGAACTGGCATTCTAGCTGTTCCTCTTGGTAGAGTTACAAGCTTGTATTTCATTATTTGAGTCTCATCAGGAAATGCTTCCAGTAGCGGCATATTTTCAATAGCCTCTCCGTAAAAAGCTGATCCGGATGGATGTGTTGGATTGTAGAGAGTGTAATCAATCTCATCATCCGATAATGCAAATTGTGTGATGCGGAAAGAACCGTCTCCTCTGGCAAGAAGCTCTCTACCTTTCTTAGTCAGGATAGCATCAACTGTAACTGCTGTATTATTTAGGTATCCCATAGTTTATAATAAATATATGTCTAGTTTAAAGTTAATTTAGTTTATGTTCTGCTCTTTTGCAACTTTTATTTTATTTTAGTTAGTATTATTAATAATACCTACCTCTGTTGCAATTTTCACTGGGTCATACTTAGGGTTAAAGTTTTTAGGTAAAAGTAAACCTGCACCTGTATATCCTAGCGACTGTATTAATGTAAATGTTTCGTTAGGTATTCTTCTGAAGATTCTAAAGTTTTGATTAGATTGATTAAAGAAGTCTTCATCTAAGGTTTTACTTGTTACTGTTATTGTACTTTTTACATCGTTATAATCACCGGCAGTGAGGTTTTTGACAGTATAGAGGTTGTCGGAAAAATTATAATCTAAACCGTTAAGTCCTAATGAAGCTGATCCAAATCTTATAAAATCTCCTGCCTGCAATGGGAAGTATGTATCTTCATAATCAACAACATCCGATCCGCTGGTTATGTACCTACCTTTAGTTTTATTAAAGATTTGAATAGTATCATTATCGAATCCGTAATATAAGACTTTACCTAAAGTCGGAGAAGATCCAGTAATCATAGAAGACAACCATCCTGCTGAATATGGAGGTGCTGATCCGGCATCTCTTAATCCATCGGTTAGATATATTAGATCTTCTGCTCGTAGTGTTATAGTTGCATCTGTTCCGTTGGGTTTGGTTGCTCCTATGGATTGAGATGTAAATGTAAAAGATTGACCTATAGAGAAATCACCGACACTGGTAACATATATTGCTGATATATTTGTATCTGAGTTAATAGTTATTGAGGCGGTTACGTTGGCATCTGGGGATCTTACATCTAACACACTTACTGGGCTTGTACTACCGGTAATATTGTAACCGGCATCTAACGCTCCTGCTAAGTTATAAGGATTTTGACGGATGGGTCCGGTACCGCTTTGGTCTGTTCTTTGGAAGAATATATCATCGTAGGTAGTATCATAAGTATAGAGATCGCTTGAGTTAAGGGTAATGACTACGTCTTGACCGGAACCAGTAGTTGCTCCCATTGATGCACTTGGAAATATTAACTGTTGTGTAGGGTAAAAGAATCCGGCTTGTCCGGTTACGGTGACACTGGTTACTACTGCCCAGGGGTCAGGGAAAGCCCAGGTGGTTATAAAAGATGCTGTAACGTTAGCGTTAGAAGCTGAAGCTACAAATGAACTAGGAGTAGATCCGGTAGAGCCTGTTATTTCATTTACTGTAATAGAAGATAATAGTTCGTCTGTTCCTGTTCTTAATGATCCGGATCCATCATAGGCCGAATTTTCATATACTATGTCTAATTTAGTATCAGAATCTGGAACGGATCCGCTCTTAACTATTATTGTATTATATAAAGCACCTCCTTCTACGATTGTAGAGTCATAAAGTGCACTTGATGGAGTTCCAGCAGTCACCGGTAGCATATATACAGGATCTCCTTTTTTGAAAATTTGAGATATTATATCTATGTTCTTATTTTCTGAGGATAGTGTTAGTGTATCTTTGGTTTCTGCGTTGACTAAATAAATACAGTGTACATTACCTCCTCCGGGATATTGAGGATTAGCTCCGCCTACCCAGTCAAAATATGCAAAGTAATTTGTAAAGTAATCAATCGGTAGATTTGCTACAATTGATTCTGAAGAGATTAATTCTGTAAAATTATACTCTCCGGTATTTTTAGTTCCTCCAAATCTTGCTTCAAAGAATGCTGATTTATTATCATAATTTGAATCTTGAATCTGGGCATACAATGCTGACTGGCTTATAATAGGTCCGAAGTTGCTTGGATTTAAAGCACCGTTTGTATAATCTACATCGAAGTATTTATTAGATACTCTGTTAGAATATACGTTATTGTAAATTGCGTTATAGTCGTTAAATCTTTCTAGATTACCTGGGAAGTTCTGCTGTGCGAAAACTGTAGGGTCATTATAGTATTTTGAGTTTTTAGAAAGGTCAGCTACTGTTATTCTATACGAAGTAAAAGAAGTACCATAAACTGTAAGTCCGGATCCATCTCCAACAGCATCGGTATACCCACTCCAGGTTAACCCGTATATACTTCCAGAATCTACTGTAAGGTCATTTAACGTTAAAGAAGCGGTAAAAGGTACGTCGAAAGTAAACGTGCTTCCATTGTCGTAACTATAAGTTGTTGTTGCAAGTACTTCTCCGGTTGTTAAGTTTTCAAAATTAAATGTAAAACTAAATAAAGTTGGATCTTCTTCTACTTGAGTATAAGCGCCGGAAATATTTAACTGTAGGTTTGATACTCTGGTATAAGCAGGGGTGTAATCTCCGGAAACTGTATCATAGTATTCTATCTCACTGTCTAACTGGTCGAATATTAAACTTCCAGAACCTCTATAGAATCCTCCATCTAAATGAGTTAATCCTCCGTTAAAATTCCCATCTAAAGAAGCATATAAGCTCTGCAAGTCCCCGGTTGATAATCTATAAGCTTCTCCAAGTAGTGGATTATCCTGTAACTCGCCGTTAACTACATCAATTACTGATCCGGAATATTCTCCGGTGTAAAATTCTCTTTCAGAAGATTCAATTGATGTCACTAGCCCTTCTGGGGTTAGAATAGAAGAAGTCCATGATTGGTTAATATCTATCCAGTCATTAACTGCTCCTGCAGGACCACCTGTGACAACCTCTATAGACCCTGTTTCATAACCTCTTGATTGAGGTTGTATTGAAGCAGAGTATTCAGGCCTAGTCCAGGAAACTTGAGCTGGTTTTTGGCGATTCCTTTCTAGAATAGTTTGCTTAATAATTGCTCCAGTCGCTGCACTGGTACGGGCAGGTATGAAGTCTTTAAGCATTTTAAATAATGAGTTATCATAAAATTTAATTAGCCTAAGGTAATCATTCCAATCGTAAGACTTAGAATATTTTTCAAAGTAGGCATTTTTAAGAGCTTCTAAATCTGCATATGTATAGCTGCTAGAAGAGATCTGTCTTGGATCTCCAATATAATCTCCGATATTAAAATATCCAATTTGGTTTATAATATCATCGTTTATTTCATTTTGAGGAGAGAAACCTACTTCTAGATAGTTTGTATCCCTGGTATATTTTTTAGTTGCTGGGGTGTTTTGTATTAAGCTTCTCTGATTGGATAGAACAGTTCCGTAAGCGTTATTATCATCCAATCTTATCTTATCTGAGATTCTATTCTTAATACCTACAGCTGGTTGATCTAAGAATTGAACTTCTGTATTGGAACTAAAAGAGGCTGTTATCTGGAATGTATTATCTAATCCGAATCCAAAAGAGGCTGTTGGATTAGCTCCTGCAGATTTAGGATGTATTGATAGTGAACCTGTATACAACTCCCCTCCTAATGCTGCTCTAAATGCTAGTTCATCTGCACTAGAGTTAATTGAATTACCTTCAATTGAATTAGGGTTCATTACAAAGTCGTCAAAAACAGACTCTGATAATGGAGTAGTGTAATATCTTAATTCTTGAACTGATCCGGAGAACTTACTATAAGTATCCATTGAGTTCCCAAAGAAGGATCTTCTATTGGTAAGGTCAGTCCAGTGAGTGGTTGAAGCGTCTAAAGAAGCTGAAGCTTGAAATCCTATCTCAGTTCCTGTATCTCCATTATAGATGCTATTCTTAGCATAAATGTTATAAATGCTAGCAGATCTATTAACCATAACAGACCACCATCCTCCGTCGTAGAACGGTAGGTAGATGCTTGCCGATTGAGTAGTATCGGCATAGTCTGGGAAGAAAGTTAAGGTAGCGTACTGGTAATATGGATCAACTACTGATCCTGAATATGATCCGGAAGTACCAGCAGAACCGGTGTAAGTTAAGACCGTATTCATATAGGTTGTACCTCCTATAGCTTCTGCTACAGACCATACAGATTGAGAAGCGTTAGTAGGTGCTGTATCGGCAGTTACTTCTTCTGCTTTAAATCTAAATGAAACTGTACCTGGTACATCATCCGGACTATTCCAATCAGAATCTAAAGACCAGAAAGCTCTAATAACTTGATCTGTTCCATTAAGGTCAGCTTTTAAATTATATTTTCTTTGCCAGTAGTCCCAATCATTAGAATTATCTTTATCTTTACCTCCAAATTCAGAAATTCTTAAGATAGTATCTGGAATTCCGTAGGTATTAATTAAGAGTCTTAAACCTGCTAAAGTTCCTTTCTTTTTAATTAAAGCTGGTAGGTTATGGTAAAGTCTCTTATAAACTGATTTATTTAAATCATCTAATGTAACAGTGTCGTTAGAAGCACTTACTATAGTTTCAATATATTCAATTCCTGAACCTGTAACTGGGAAGGAAGTTGTTATATCCGGTAGGAGTAATATAGATCCTGAAGGTGTTAATCCTAAAAGTCCAGAGAATAAGTCAGCAGAAGAGAAATTATTCTCATACAATTTTAAACCTAACGATCTAAGTATATCTGCGATTAAATCTTTAGAAGATCCGTAATTCAACCTATTATCACCGCTATACTTACTTGATATATTTTTAGTATATAAAAAGAGTTCATCTAGTACTTGTCCGATCATCTCTACGTAGGTTAGGTATTTTGAATTATCGGAATTATCTCGTAGTTGGCTGGGTATGGAGAATATTAAATTATCTTTGTTGGTATTATCATATAGGGATGCAGAAAGTATTTCACCTCCGTAATTCCCAGAAGATTCTAAATCTGATCCATACCATGTTGTTACCGCAGCAGATCCTGTAGAAGCTAAGGTGTAAGGTCTAGTTGAGTTTGTTTTAGGCCAAGATTTTGATCCTGAGTCGTAGTATAAGAAATAGTCATACTCGTCAAACTCTTTGATTATTGTGTCAATAGAGTTTTGGTATATTTGAACACTTCCAGATCTATAATTAGTACTCGGAGAAGTCAGTAAGTTATCAATTAAATTCTGATAGGATTCTATTTGACTGGCTTTGTAGTAAAAATTCTCTAATCTCTTTTTTGCAGAAGAAAAATGTACAAAATTAGAGAAGCTTGTATAATCAGTACTGAGTTGAGCTTGATTTTTATTTAGTAAGTAGTCTATTTGACTTAGAGAGCTGGTTAAGTTTGTCTGCTTTAGATCGTTATAAGATTTATAAATTGTAACTTTTCCTCGCTCTTCTGTGTTTTTAAATGCGTCAAAATTGGGACTTCTTAAAGGCGTTAGTAGTGTTTCTTCATCAAAGGTAGTTTCAAAATCTACTCTATAAGCAACTGGATCTGCTTTTAGGGTTTGTATCCAAAGTGTACTTTTTATATCATATTCGTCTGGAAGAGGTCTATAGAGCTTTATTAAAACTCTTGGAGATGTTTCGTTAGTTTCTTCATATTGAATATTAGTAGCAATCTCTTTATTACCATCTTCAAATGCTATATAAAATTCCTTAAAATAATCTTCATTTTGCTGAATCTCGGTACGGAGTAGTTGTGTACCGTTTTGTAGTTCAATTCCAGAAATAGTATTACTTTTAAGTATTAATTCTGTACGATCGGAGGAGATTGTATCTATGTAAAGTACGTTTTGACTATTTGAGCTAAGTTTATTATTTACAAACTGGTATATGATATATCCGAACCCGTTATAAAGTCCTAAATTACTACCATCTTCTTCGGGATTAAGCTCTATATTGGATAGCGCTGTTGTACTACCTTTAGAAGAATCATTATTGGTTCTCCAGTTAACATAGTTATAATTGGTAGCAGTAATATTTTTGTTAGAATCTAGGCTAAATAACTCTATTGTATCTTGAGTTGTATCAAATTCAGCTTCTTCACCTGTATTTACTATAAGGGAAGAATCAATTTGATCTAAATCAACTTCAATTAAGCTATTTACTTCTGCTTCACTTATAGTTACTATAGTACTCATTATACAGTTGTTTGTTGTGTATTAGTATTTGTTAATTCTGCAAGTCTTTTCTCTAGCTCTAGATTTGCTGCTCTTAAATTATCTATCTCTTGTATTAAGGGTTCAACGATAGATTGTAGTTGATCTATACCTGCATACTGTCCACTTGTTTCTGCTAAGTAAGCATGGCTGTTTGAACCTCCTTCTGCTGGGATGTTGTAAAATATCTGCTGGTAATTATCAAAAAATTCTGAAACAGTTATTGTTTGCTGTGTTTCTGTAGGCGGTGTTACTACTTCTTCAAAACTGGTGTTAATAGTATTATCAAAAGCTTGTTTATTATAAACGGTCTTATTTAATGTAATTTTTTCAGCCATTAAGATATATATTTTATAAATAGAATATTACCTGGAAACTACTTTCCCGGTTATATCACTATTCGGGTATTTGATTTCAAAAATCATAGGGTCTAAAGATGGGTAAATTATATCATCCTTAGTTGCTCCTTTTATATCATATGAATATGTACTATATCCTGCTGAAATGCCAGTTTTATTTATAATATCTATGTTTTTAACCGTCTGTACTCCTTCAATCTTATCTAATTCAATATACAATTCATTAAGCAATATAGGTTCATTTATTTGCCAGTCATCGATATCAAAATAATCTTGTAATCTTTCAATACATGCGGCTAATACTTGACTGCTGTTCGTATTAGGGTAAGTAATAATCTCAAAGTTAACCTTTATATTAACTACGTATGCATCTTTTATACCGACACTATCTCCAACCATTCTATACTGAGATAGGTAAGTTCTTAGATTTTTCTTTAGTGCATCGCTTGCAGTAACAAGGCTCTTACCTAAATTGTAGGATAGTACGTAAAGATCTAAAGTTGAAGGTACTTCACCGGGTAGTACATCGTTTAAGCTTTGCTTTGTAACGTAGGCTTTAGCGATGGTACCGTACCTGGATGGTAGACTTAGAGCTCTGAGCAGGTAATCATCTACAGTAACTGTTCTTAACTGGTTTTGAAATGTTGATAGTGAGTTCTGTCTTATCTCAGTAATATTATCTCCATCCCTACCGCCGGTTGCTGCTTCTGGGTTATTTACAGATAGGCTATCAAAAATAGTTTGGGAGATGACTGGATCTATTCCTGCATTATTAAAAACTGCAGTATTGGATTTTAATGTTGTTAATGTATTTTCAGGTACGTTAGAATCTATACCTCCTCCTACAAGGTAGGTAACGGTCAGTGTGGTGTTTGAAGGGGCAGTTCCGTAGGTATTAGTAAAGATAAAATTTGTAGGCGAGAAAGCTGTTGTGAGTTTATCTTGTTCTGAGGGTAAACCTAACCCTACGTTGTTGGGGTTTGGAGTAATTTCTCCATCTGCATTTTCAGAAGTACCTGCGCCAAATTGCAACTGTAAAGTTGTTTCGTTTAAGAATCTAGTTGTAAATCTGTTAGGTACTTGTTTTGTTTGAAGTAGGTAGGGTACTTCGGAATCTTCGGTAGGAGTATTTGGGTTAGTATTTCTTATACTATCAAAAATTACATCTTGACCTAGATAATCTACTTCGTACCAAATATTTCCTCCACTGTCTACAATAGACTCAATTCCGATAATATCGGCATCTTCAATATCTACTGTACTAAAAGATTCTGGGGTTCCGAATGTGAAAGTCTTTGTTTTTGTTCTAGCAGATATAACCTGTACGGATTTTTTTAATAAATAACTCTCGACATTACCTCCTGTAATTTCATATATAGAGGTTGTAGTTGGATTTTCACTACTAGACACTGCAAAATTTAATGTGTCTTGAGTAATGAAACTAATAGAAGAGTCTGAAGGATTTCCTACTTTAAAACCTTGTGGAATCGTTATAGTATAGTTCCAATCCGGTTGACCTGCTACTGCGGGAAGTTCTTGGTAAAATTCAACCGTTGTTATTGCAGCAGATGTAACTTTAGGTTTATAACCTAGTAAGTAGGCTAATTCATAAAGATTGTTAGTCTGTCTTGCATATTGAATAAAAGTTTCTTGAGCTTGATTATCAATATAAAAAGACATTATATCACCTACATAAGCAGCCATTTCCATAAACAACATTCCAGTTGAAGATGGTGTAAAGTCGTTGTAGGTATCTGGGAAGTATGTTTTGGAGAATTCTATTAACCTCTCTCTTAAGCTGTTAAAATCTCTGTTTAGGTAATTTATATTTCTTTGAACTGCCATATAAGGTTTATATAATTATAGTAAGTGTATCTTCTACTTGTAGATTTTTAACTCTATAAGTTAATTTAACTAATAACTGGTTACTATCTTCGTTTGAGTATACTTGTAATTCTACTATTTCTACATTCGGGAAATACGTAGCAAGATCACTTTGTAATCTCTGTTGAGCGAGATCAAAAGATTCATCATCTAGATTTTCAAAAATAACATCCTTTAAACCTCCTCCGAAAGTAGGATTCATAAAGCGTTCTCCAGGAGTAGTGCTAAAGAAGTTTTCAATGTTATATTTAATCTGCTCACCAGTAGTGTAGGTACTGTTAAATACAGCTTCTCCTGAGAAGGGCAATTTAATACCTACTGCAGTTCTAGGTTGAATATCTGCTAGAGTCTTATTTGCTACTCTGATTGCCATCTATTTTATTTTTTTATCATTCCCATTACCTGGTCAAGAGATACTTCCCCTGGAGGTAATGCAGATCCTTCACCGGCTGTGTTAGCTGATGCCGGGGGCTGGTAAGCTGGTCCGGCTCCAAAGCCTTGAGCGTCGGTGGAAGTCATGTTTAAATTTCCGTTTCTTGATTGGGCCATTCCATCTAATAGAGAAGAGTACTTCTCTCTTACAGAAGGTCCTGTTTGGGTTGGAGCTGCTGCCGGTCTTGCTGCCGGTTGAACATTCTCCGTTACAACTTGTTTAGGTGCACGAACTGCCTCTAGAAGAATTTCCTTTAGTTCCTCTTGGATAGCTTCTTTAACAGCTTCTTTAATTAATTTCTTTAGAGCGTCTGATTTCATTATTTATAAATATTTCTTAGTTTGCTTTTAGATTTTCTTCATCTATTCTTACTTGTAATTGTTTTAATAGTAGATCGGGTACTGAGGTGAATGAGGGTGGAGTTGTTAATACTGCTACTCCTGATCTATCATAAGCTATACCTATTCTACTCTGGTATCCGCTTACATCCTTACCTGTTAATTGTACTTTTAGAGTAAAACCTTTATAACCTATTTCTCCACGTTGTACCTCCTGTGTTAATTGAGGATCTGTTAAATTATTTAATTCTTCGTTAATAGCTTCGAATGGTATTTCTTGATCTTTACTACATCCCAGTATTAAATTATCTAAAGAGTTTAGATTGTCTAATATCAAGCCAAGAATATAACCTAGGATTGCAAAAGTTGTAGTGAGACCGTCTGCAACTAATCCATATAGATTTAACCTTAAAATAATGGACTCTTTAGCGGAATTTACGGCAGGTGGTGTTGGAAATGGGTTTGCGTTATAAACAGCTAACCCTATCTTAGCTGCTTGTATAGCGGCAGATAAGCCAGCGGATGAGAGTAGTCCTATTTGGACTAGACTGTATAGGCTGTTTAGTGCTCTAATTAATCTGTTTCTACGTGCTATAATTTCTTTAATTTTTTCTTCATCTGGACATGTTTTATTTGCTTCAATAATATTTTTATCTGCATTTGACATTACCAGCTGGAGGATCTGGGGTCCAAATTCCTGCAGGAGTTCTAAAACGATAGGTTGTAGATTTTCTTTAACCTCCTCAATAACTTGATTTAACCTTTTCTTTAATTCTATTTGAGGGGGTAATTTTAATTTACCTTTAACTTCATTAAATTTACCTGTATACTCGTTGATTTGGTCAGTTGCATACCGTTGTATTTCTTTTAGACCGCGTAATAAAGCAGATAACCTAATAGTACCTAAATCATAAGCAGTACTTTGATTTGAAATAGCTAAACCTTGTTTAGGTACTTCTTCATCTGTGTATAGTTTGAGTACCTTTTTAGGTATTACTACGTCCTCGGTTACATATACTAATGGATTAGCTGTACTAATTTTATCAATAGTTTTTGTAGATACTTTCGTATCTGCTCCTTTATCTTGGGGTATTATACTGAGTTTACCTGTATCGAGGTCAAATTGAGATAGTGGTATAAATAACTGAAATTCTCCGAATGCTCCATCTGCAGGATTGGCAGTAAATACGTCGATAAGAGAAGAGCCTTCAGGAGGTTCTTCTTTAGTCTTCTTAGGGTAGTCTATAGTCTTACCAGCAACCAGTACTAATTTAGGTGTAGTTACAGTATCTACAGGAGTTGGTATTTCTGTCGTATCTGTAGTTGTTATAGGTTCTTCTACGTATTTTCCATCTGGACCTTTTTCCTGTCCTGAGTATTGTATTTTTACTCCTCCTATAGGATCTCCAAAATCATCAGCAATAGTTCCTTTAAGTACGATATACTCTTTATAAGTAACTTCGGTTTTTTCTTCTTGTACAGGTTCTTCTTCCGGTACAACTTCTTCTGTTGGTTCTGCAAATAAAACTTTCCATGTATTAGGGCCTACTAGACCATCTACTTTTATCTGAGCTGTTTCTTGAAATGTTCTAACCGCTTTTTCAGTTGCAGGTCCATAAATTCCATAACCAGGTTGATCATCATCTTGAGGTAGAACTGCTATATTAGCAGGGAGATCTAAACTTCTTATAGCATAATATAGTTTTAATTGACTCTGTATGAGTTTAACATCCTGTCCTTTGGATCCACGTTTAAAAGGGCCTGTATTTGGATAAGCAGTAGCCATTACTGTGTTTTAGTGGTGTTAGATAAGACTGTAGAATCAGAAACTTCTGCCATAGGTCCTCTTACTTTACCTAATACGTTTGCAAATTTATCTATGGAAGCTCCAAACATCGTACTTACTTCTACTAAGGATTCAATAGGTATATTAACGGGTAATCCGGTTAACGGATCTGTGGACGGTACTGTTGCGGTTCCTAAAGCTCTTTGAACTTGTTTCATTGCATTTAAAAAGGAAAGCATCTCTTTAACAAAAGTATCCCCTTTTATTAATCTCTCTTCTGCATCTTTAGAACCTAGTAGTACTTCTTGACTCTCTACTACGGTTTTTTTCGTTTGTAGATTTATAGATTCATTAGAAGTTACTGTAAAGGTTTTATTAGCACAATTTAGTATAGAATCTTGACTTGCATTAAATACTAATCTGTCTGAAGATAGGATTATTTGTGGGTTTCTAAATTCTGGTATAGATATAGGTGTTTTGTTTTCTTCAAAAGAGGTTGTTCTGAATGCAGAAGGTTTTAATGGGATTTTTTGTTCTGAGGTTAAATATATAGAAGAGTAGTCTTTATTTATATCTTCTGATACTGTCTCCCATACTGGTTTAGTCTCTCCTAAATTAGGTTCTACTCCATTTCTCAAGATTGTGATTGGAGGGTTAGTACTTAAGTAGTTTCCCCAGTTTCTACCTAAACCATAATCTGAATTAGTACTGCTAAACCTTAAACTATTTCCCCAACGTCCTTCTAGTATTAGGTCTCCTGGGTAAGGTGTTAATGTTGAGATGTATGGAAATTCAGTAAAAGGATCTCCTGGTTTAAAAATTTCTGTACCGTTAGTATCTATTTGACGTACAACTTTATCACCTACAGTAACATAATCAGACCTACTTCTATCAGGTAGTCCATCACCTTCTCCAGGTATTGCGAAGATTTGATCTGGTACAGCGTTATGGTGACTATTAGCCCACACGTTAGTTGGGGGTAGGTAGTAGTAACTAAAGGAGTTGAGGTTATCTAATATACCTGAGTCTGAGCTTTGTACTACTAGTACTATTTCATGCTCAACTGGTAGGTGTTTTATATTGGAATATAAAGGTGCGGCAAATTGTTTGTTGAGTAGGTTTTTATCTTTAGTAGGTTGTTTTACGAATTCAAATATAATACCGCCGATAGAAGCCCATTCTCCGTGTTTTTTAAATAACTCAGGATACTCTTTATCATCTAAGATAACTGCAAGTACACGAACGGGTTCTAAGTTTAAAGAGCTGGCCATTATTATTCTTTATCTCCTTC